TCTTTTATTTTGTCGTATATTTGACTGATTGTAAGTTCGTTCATATTTTTACATCCCTACCGGTTTATGTCCAAAGGCTCTGACCCTTGGCTTTATTCTACCTTCTCTAGCAAGCATTAAACTATCGAAGGCGTCATCGTTTTCCCCGAAGGGAAACTCCTCTAACTCCCGTTTAATTATAGCGTATTTCGGATGGTCGTTTCTTAACCTTACAAAACCACCCTCGAACGCTACGCTATGGATTCGCGCCCTTCTAATTTTATCCTTATCAGTTATAACTTTATTTATTCTAGTCGTTAATCCGGCTTTTTGAAAGGCCGTTCTTACTAACTGATAAAGTCCGGCTTGATAGGCGTTCGCTTCGATCGACAATACGTCTATCTTCCATTCTTTACTACAGTTTACTATCCTTTCGACTTGTTCGTCAATCGAAAATTTGCCATGTATTAAATCTAATTGTAATTCTTCCCCGGACTGTTTATCAAGCCCGAAGGTATACATAGAAAAATTGTCGTTCGTTTCCTTCTGCCCGATTGCCGGGTCGACCCCGGCGTAAACTTCAAGCGTTCGCCTAAACATATCGGCCCTTTGAATATCAGATATTCCTTCGAAGGCCCGGATTCGGGCTATGTAGCTATAATCCTTAATCCAGTCCAGCTTAATAATGCGGTCTTGATCGTCTTGTGGTTCGTTTTGATATTCTTGTGCGAAAACTAGGCTACCGACATAATCCGGGTAGTCCGGGTCGTCCCGGATTGCCCTAAGATATTCCGGGGAATAGGCTTCGGGCCATAAGGAAGTTTCCGGGGTCGGTAAAGCCTGATAATGCCTAGTATTCCACCCGCTATATTTTCCTTCTTTGTCGATTACTTTTTTAAGTAAAGCGTGATAGTGAAGAATCGTCCCTATATAAATTATGTTCTTCGGTACGGCTAGTCCCGGCTGTAGATCGTAGTTAAACCACCGGTCTAATTTTTCCCGGCGTTCCGCGCTATAAACCATTTCTAGGTTTTCTAGGTCGTCAATAATGGCAAGTTGCGGTCGGAATTGAAGGAATTTAAGTCCCCGGATTTTCATTCCTGCCCCTAGGGCCATAATCATAACCGGGCCTTGCTGACTGTTAACGACGATCCGATCTTCACCCCACGGATCGCCGATTATTCCGTCGTATAGGAAATGAATAGCCGGGTTTTGTTCTAGTTCGGCTTTAAGCGCCCCTAGTTGAAGTTTAGCCTGTGTGTAGGTGTCGGAAATAAGAAGGATAAATCGATAGCGGCCAAGTATTGAAGCCCACGAAAGACCGATTACGTTTGTTATTGTCGATTTGGCGAAGCCACGCGGCGCGGCGAAAGCCCACTTACCACCTTCAACAAAGGCTTTAAGTATTTCGTCGTGGAAGGCCGGGCTTTTATAGTGGATATGATTAGGGAATAGAAACTTAAAGTCACGAATAGCCGTAGGGTCGTTAAACCGTTTAAGAAGGTAGCTACGGGCGATTTCCTGTCCATAGTTATTGATTAGTGTTTGGATCGGTCGGCTTATCATTTTTGTTTACCTCAAAAAGCCGGTCGATTTCCGCGACTACTTCCGGCGTTAAGGCAATCGGCCGGTTATCTGTTACGTCTGCCTTACTGACAATGATCGGCAATCCTAGGACGATTCTTTCGCCCTCGATCGCGCTTCTTAGGACGCCGGTAATGGCTGTTAATTGATTGACGCCGGGTTGCCTAATCTTTTTTAATTCCTTGACTTCTTCCGGGGATAGCCCACGGTTTGAACCTTGCGCTTCAAGTTCTGCTAGCTTTTTTTGCGCTTCGTCGAATTTGTTTAACCGGGTTTCGAATGTATTAAGAAGCCGGTTCGCCATATTTTGAATCCGTCGCCATTTTGTTAAATGCCGGGAATTCGCGTCCGAAATTTCGTTAGCTTTTCTTTCGGCGGCGATTTGTTCCGCTTTAATTATGTTTTCGTTCCGCTTGGCGACCCAGTTTTCCCGCGTTGATCTTTCCCCGATTGTAGACATTGAAACGCCGTACTTATCCGCTAGGTCTTGTAATGAAGGATAGCGACCGTTTGAATCGGCCGTTAAGTAATCGGTTAAGACCTGATCCCACGCTATACCTTTAGGGCCGGTCTGTCCGTTATCTGCTAGATTTTGCTTTACGACCCCTTCGGCCGGTGACTTTGGCGCTTCTGCCGGTGTCGGCTTTGGCGCTTCCGGTTGCGGGGACGTTTGTTTTTGTTCGTCCATCGCTTCTTATATCTGGTAATAATTCATAGTTGTCCAAAAAGTTAGAGGTAATAGATATCCCATTGTCTAATTTTAGTCTCATTATTTCCCTCTCTACCTTCTCAACGTCTACAATAGTTTTGATCTTCCCGTTAAATCTATTCTGTAATCTCTGACCAATCTTAAAATTTATCATAATGTGTTGACTCTTGATTTTAATAACTTGACGGCGTCTGCGTAATCCTTAGCTAGCACGGCCAATTCATTGTTTATATATTCCAATGATAGAGACTTACATACCTCAAAGTTCTCAAATACGAAAGTGTATGGCTTGCGGTCTGTCTCTATACCAACCATTTTTTCCTTCTTTGAATAAAGCGCCGCGGCTTCGTATAGGTCTTGTGTTTTATAGTTTTTCGTTGTCATGTTTTATTCTATTCCTTAAATATATTTAACCACATCATAGCAACCCCACTAATTTACGCCTCTCGATCTGTCTTAGTTTCAGTTCATAGTCTTCTGCCTGTTCAATTAGACTAATCCCCTCAAATGAATCCGGGTCATCGACTTCGTTAAACTTCTCGGCTATTTCCTCCAATTTCCTAGTATAAAATAAAACACCAGCCTCGTATCCTCCGTGTTCGATCACTCTACCACTTGGTTTGACCCCTATGTCTGGAATATGCGGTCGAGCCTCACTCATGGTTTTTATGATAATTTTCAATTATGTTTTTGAGATAATAATGTTTTTTGCCGGGGCATAGCTTCTTAGCTCTAGCTATTGCTTCGTCTTTATTTTTGGCTATAACCTGAATCTCAGTAGACTCTATGAATTGTCCGGTGTCGGCTTCTCTCTGATACGCGTAGATAATAAAGACTAGAAATTTTTTCATTTTATTACTTGATACTCAACCTCGACGACTCCCTGTGAAAGCGCCGCCAACTTAGTAAAAGCCGCCGTCGATAAATCGAAAGCTCTACCATACTTTTCCTCAAAAGAACCCCTGTCGTTGCAAACAACCTCGACACTCCCTTTTTCACTTGTAAGTAAAACCCTATCACCAAGGTCAAAACTATCTGCACAAGCGGCGGTAAACCCTTCGTCCGTAAAAACATCACCGGAAGCGGTAAGACATGATGGATTAAACTTCTCGCAGTATTCGGTCGTGTAATATGACGCGGTCGCTTTGTTTGTTTTAGTTGGTTCGGCTTCATTTTTATTTTCTTTGTCTTCTTCAAGATTGCTGTGCTGTATCTCGATTGTAAACTCAATGCAATCGGTCTCGATTATTTCTGGTTCTGGCATAAACCACCGTCGAGTGACAACGGATGAAACGATGGCACTTACTGATAGGGCTATAAATAAAATTAAATATCTTATCCGCTTAGATATTGGTTTACGAGTTCTCAGACGTCCGTTAGCTCTTCTTTTCATTTTTTGTTTATTTTTACTTGCTGATTTTTAAGATACTCAACGATCGAAGATTCCGGGATTCTGTAATCATTACCAACTTTCACGGCTTTCAGTTTGCCCCGTTGTATTTCCCGATAAATTGTCATGTGGTGGACACTTAAAATTCTAGCAACTTCCTTACGTGTGTAGTGTTTTTCGTCTATGCTCATATCTTAAATATACTATCCTTAATTAGTAAATGCAAGTGTTTACTTAGTTATCATTTGTGTACCTTAGTAGTTTATGTAACTTGGAGTGGCACTTGTCGCAAAGCATTACGACGATATTTTTTTCATAATCTAAATGGTGGGCGTGTAGGTTTTTTTTAGTGCCACAAAAGTAACATTTCGTTTTGGAAAACTTGTAGGTGTATTTCCAACCGCCCTTGTTTAGTCTTCGATACTTTTGATTGTAAGTGTTTATTTTTTCTCTATTTCGCCTTTTGTAAAGAGCCTTCAAACCTAACTTAGAACACCTTGGAGAACACCATTTTTGCTGTCTGCCGGTTAGTTCGTTCCCGCACCTTTTACACTTCATAAGTCTAGTGTACACTCCCCTATCCCCTATCGCAAGGTGTATCCCCCTCTAGCCTCAAAAGTAAGCCGGGGGAGTGCCGGGGGAGTGGTTTTGTTCGGGTTTTGTTTGGCCTATATAAAATATCGGAACAGTCCAAAATTATCATAAACCGATAATAACCGCATAATAACCGTAAATATCAAGGATCTAGGACTATTTTCCGAGCGTTATATTCCTAACATAACTTGTCCTCTCCGGCTTAAAATATCCAACTATTGACCTTCTTCTGACTTCGTTACACTTGGGACAATATACCCAACTCAAACGAATATCTATCAACTCTCCACATACCTGTCTATTCTCAATCAAAACTTCATGGCCTTCATGCCTTCCGGTATCTTGCCATGACATCCTATCCGCTAAATGTTTATGTTTTAACTTATCTTCCCTTTCTAAATTTTCGATATAAGTAACTAAATCCCTAAATTGGTCTAGGGTTATTTTGTCAATCTGAAACTGGCACGCCGTCCAGTCTTGTGTATTTAAGAAGCGGATCATTGTTTTTCTTCTTAATTAGTAATTTATCTGGGTTTTTTTCAACAACAAAACTAACAGCCTTCCTCAACCAATTTCTGAAAGCCGCCCGATTGTCTTTATATCTTCTCCCAGTTGATTTCTTATAATCCTCAAACTTTTCGTATTCATCCTCAACATTAACTAATCTAAATCGGTTATCCACAATTAACTCATTGATGAATTCCTTAGTGATCTCTCTATTCTTTACATTCTTTACATTCTTGTTACGTATCCGTCTGTGTACCGTCTGTGTATCTGTCTGTGTATCTGTCTGTGTATCTTCTGATTGGTATTTTTCGTAGTTTAAGATTGTTGTATAGGTGCAAATCCTGTGTATCCCCCGTCGTGTGATTTGTCTGTTTTTTTCGAGGTTTTTAAGGAATTTCTGTGTTTTATTTATTCCCCATTGCCACCTTGAAGCCAAAAATCTAATCGAGGAAATTGTTTGCCCTCTTTCAATGGTGATTTCATTTCCTCTAATAAAAACAGTCCTTTGTTTATGATTGGTTAGTAGAATTAAGTCGATCCACGCTTGCGCTCTTGAAAATGGTTCGCTAAACCAAAACGGCCACTCCGTTATTTTCCTATGTATTTTTACCCATCCGTTATCCATTTTGTTTGACTAAATAATCTTTTAACCATTTCCCCTTAATTATCCGCCTATTAGAAACAATTTCATACTTCAACTGATTTTTTTTGCACCAAGACACCACCACCTCTGTTGTGGTTCTCAAAGCTCTAGCAATTTCTCCGGTACTGAAAAATTTATCAGGATTTGATAGAATACTATCTAGTGAAATCATAGCCCCATTCTAACGAGTGGGGTTTCACTTTTCAATATAACAAACTATATCAATTTTCCTGTATCAGTAAACAGGAAACGGTTTGACTTCCCCACTATCTACCTTAAACGGCGGATGTGTTTTTAGCCACCTTCTTTCCTCTAAGATAGAATTATTTATAATTTCCATTTGTTTTTTTAGCTTCTTTAGTTGCCTAGGTCTTCTCTTGTCCATTTTTGCTTATATTAGAATAATCCGATCTGTGTTTTTAGTTGGTAAAAAATACCAGCAACCTGTAACAGTTTCTTTTCGTGTTTTAAGCGGAAGCCGCCCTCGCTATGTAGTCTCATGTGACAATGATTACACAAGGGGATTCTAGGGCCATCCAGACCGCCCTGGCTCCTAAAAACGATATGATGTAATGATATTTGATAAGTTGATCCACATATCTGACATCTACCGTTAAAATGCTCCATTATCTCGGCGTTACTAAACCGGGAAAAATTAAGACTCCTAATATCCTCGATACTTTGTCTTTTCATTATCTAACTCCAAATAATTGGACGTAGTAATCCCCAAACCGGCCGACTCCACTTTCCACATATTGGCAGTTTAATAACACGTCCCGGTGTGTTGGTGAATTCATCCACGCTAGAATGATATCTCTGTCGTTATCAAAAAATCTCGCTAAGTTTTCGCCTACATGGCGATATTTGTAATATCTCCATATCGTTTCCCACGGGATACTTTGGGGATGGTTGATTTCCTGATATGGCGTGATTGATACCGTCTCGAAATATGGTAATAAAAAAACCGCTAGTATTAAGAAGATGATTTCATTCATACGCTCACCCTGTGACAATGTGGACAAAGTAAATATCCAGAATTAGGTTTTCCACAATGTTTGCATTTATGCGGTGTTTTCCAGTTTGCCTTTGGGATTTTTTGCTTCTTAGCTACCATATCTTGATTCTAACCTCTCTTGCTTTAAGACCCCAAGACGACTTTGTAAGGCGGTTATAAGAGTCTCGGTTGAGTCATATATAATTTTTAACTTGTCAGATAAGTGTTTGGCTTCAACCTCCGCTAGTTGATCTTCGGCGATTTTTTCAATTATGGCTGAATCTATATCCTGAACCGTTGCCCGTTGTAGTACCTTCATTAGCTTTTCCTTGGTTGGTTTCCATTCGGAAGCATATCTAATTTTTCGTGATAGATAGGCGAAGTCGTAGTAAGAAGACGCGTCGGCCAATTGTGATCCCAGATTGACCCTTAAAATGGCGAGGGTGGTAATGGCTCGACTAAGCTGATCCGCAGACCATCTTTTAAGCTCGGTATTTTTAAGTGCGGCGGTGATTCTAGTAATCTCCCTAGATATCTCATTTATAGCCCCGATTTCGTCTATTTTAGATATAGAGTCCTTATATGCTTGGTCTAATGTCTTCATGTTTAGAATAGCGAGACCTGCTCTGTGGCGTCATACGATTGTGATGGTGTCTCTTGGTTAAATGGTAACCCCGACATAAGCTCTTCAAAATTAAACCTTTTCCCTAGCGTGTCCTTTATGCTGACATATTCGCCCTCTAGGCCTAATGGCTTTTGATTGTATATCGCCAAGCTTGAAGGGACTAGTATTTCGTGTTTAACAAATTTTATTCCCTTGTCTGTAATGCCCCACCATCCGTTACGCCACGACCCATCCTCCCTATCTCCCGGCATTGGTTCGATAAGGCCCCAGAATCTTAACTTAGAAAAATCACCTCCAAAAATTGCCATCGGTATATTCTGATTTTGTGCTAAGCTTGGAGTGTGGACATATTCATCTTCTGGGTTAGCTAAAAAATATCTATGAATAATGATTAAACCATAGGCCATTGAAGACGTGATCTGTCTGTGGTATAGCTTGACTTTTTGTTTGCATACCGGACACTCGACACCTTCGTCAAAATTGTCTCTCAAAAATTGTTTAGCTTCCTCAATTGTATTCATTTTTGTTTTATTTAATTTTTAATGATGTCAACAATCTCACCACACGCTAGGCATTTATATCCTGTCAACTCCGGATACTCCTGACCCTCCGGCATTATGAAACCGTTATTTTCATATATCGGGGTTAAAACTTTTCCACATTTAGAACATTTAGGTAGGCTTTTCATATTAGCTAGATATAATTCGATCGCGACCGGCCTTATTCTTATTTGATTTTCCATAGTTGCCAATCATTTTTTTAATAATATCCACCATCTCAATTGACCTCGCTTTGATTGACTCTAACTCCGATATCTTTTGCTTGAAAAATGCCTCTGTTTTTTCATCCTTTATTACTAGCAATTTTCGGTTATAAACTGTCAAATCGACCTCACAAGCAACGATCCT